ACCCTGAGCTTGCCCTTGACGCTGATCAACATCCGTATTACCAATGCCATTACCGAAGGCATAAGCTGGGACAGAGAAGACCATCCCAACGATTACTGCTAATAGATACTTTTTCATTTTACTTCCTCAAATTAGGCTGGAGATACGGCCAGCTCTTCCGCTTCTTCGATACAATCACGACAAACAAACCTCTGTCTGCCATTTACCATCTTAATCTGCCCACCTCCTCTGCGTTTGTGTTCACCGCATTTAATGCATGATGTTGTGAAGGCCATAAAGTCTGTCTTCATTAGAATGGGACATCTTCTATATGCGGCTTACTTGGTGCCTTACTCTCTTTCGGTTCATCACTGAAGAGGGACACCATCAACATATCTCTTGCCTCTCTACCATTGCCAACGTTAAGCATGTTCTGCTTCTGCAAGCATCCAGACAGGTTCACTGCAGGATCAAGAAGAATGTATTCACCATTCTCACTCTCAAGCATCACACCAATTCGAGTGTATGAACCCTTGGTTTCACCACCTTTCTGGTATTCGCCTGTTTTTGCTACTAAGTTTTTAGCCATTTACTTCTCCTTAATGATGCTGACACGGGCCGTTGTTGTGGTTGGCCCAAACTCCACTTCATGTAATGCTTCTGGGTGCTTCTTAAAATACGCACTGTGTAAGGGATTACCCTTCTTCGTTACTTGAGTAACCCTAACGCCAAACCCTTCGCTGGTTTTACCTGCTGCAAGCTCTACAAGAGCCTTACGCTCTATATCCACACTTGCCTTGGCAGTATCAAACCTCTGTTTGGCCCTGACCCATCTTGCTGTTTGCTCCTTAAACTCCAGATCACTCCTACGAAAGATAAGGTCTTCAAGGTAGGTGTCTGGTTCCGTAAGGGCAAAGAGGTAGGTGTCATAGAACTCTTTGATCAGTGGCATGTTCCTATCCAACCAACCCATATCCCTTGGGACATTAAGCACCCTGACGTTTAACGGAGTCCAGTAAATGAATATGCAGCTATCCAAGTTCATCACTTCCATACCCAGCTGAACCTGATCCATATAATGGTCGGGTATTTTTGCAGGTATTTTCTGCGTAAATGGGCACTTAATTTCTATAAGCTGGACTCTGCCATTGCTTTCGACTGTTCCATCTGGGGAATAGGCTAAAAAGGGGTATTTGGCGTGGTTAACGATGCCATATTCCTCTATAAACAACCCGTATGTGTTCTCATACCAATCGGATGCAACACTTTCATGCTTAGTACCCCACTCAGTAGCGATGTTGCCCTTGAATTCAGTTTCTGAACCCAGCTTCTGGCGTACCATTTCTCGTAGCACATCGACTGGCTGTGAGTATGGGTTGTGGTTGAGTATGGCACCTACTCTTGAGCCGGTTACCTTACCTGCTCTAGCTTGATGCCATTCTTCACTTAGTTGTTTCATTCAACTTATCCTTTTGGTTGTTTTTGGCAGCAGTGTAAAGCCCTCTCTTCGCCTCTGGTATTGACATCCAAGCCTCTTGAAGCTCTTCCATTGTGTTTGCAGTGGCTAGCTTCTTAATGACGGAATTATCTGCAGCAACGATCTCTTTATGATGCTCCTCTGTGTCTGCATCCTTGTTGTCATCGATTGAGAGCAGACCGTTAAGGGCATACTTTCTTGCATAGGAACTTGCCGTTCCGGTGATTTGACTGCCATCCATACCCTTCTTGACCAGTTCTTCACGAGCATAGGCAGTTGTTTCGATCTTATCGCCATTGGCTGAGTTGATTGAGACGGTTGCCTTTATGTAATACCTGTCGCCAACGAGGACGATCTCATCACTCATAATCAGTGACAGGTTACGCTCTGCAAGGAGTGGCTTAACTGCCTCTACAATGTCCTCACATGATCTGTATTTGTACTTGCCGAACTTATTGAACTGGCCCTTAGGTACGTTCAATTTGGCTTGAATTTCTGATAGTGCTACTGGTGTCACCATTGGTTGTCTCCTTCGTGTAATGAGGTAGCTACTTACGGTAGCAAATCGGCTAAGTCACACATCAAAGATGAAGATAACTGGAGTATGTGCTTTAGCTGCCAACGTTATAACCCCACTAATTGGCTTGGGATGTTTAAAGCAAATCCAGCTTACATAATCAGCATCTTGCTTGTCAACATCTATTTGACATTGTACTATCGGTTACACCGAAACTTAATGGAGGAAAATATGTGTGATGATGCGGGTTATAGCCTGTTGATGGAATTCTACGGAACACAGTCAGCTGCAGGTAAAGCGGTAGGCGTAAGTAGACAGGTAGTATGGTCGTGGAGGAAGAATGGAATCCCTCTCAGTAGAGCACTCGAATACGAGAGAATAACTGGTAAAAAATTGAAGGCAAAAAAGCTTGCACCAAATTTTAAATGGCCGTAGTTTGAATAGGCGACTAACTCAGGCTTGATCACTTGAGGACACCTGTTCCGTCTCCAACAGCTGTCGCACTTCTTTAGGAGGCACACCACACAATGCAGGAGAATAAAAATGAGCGATGGTACAGGAACACGCTATAAACAGGCACTTTTAAAGATGCTTGCGGATGAGTTTGACTATGAGTGTAAGGAGATTGATTATCCATCGTTCATTGATGGGTTTATGGTGGGTGAGGGCAGTAAAATCAAGGCTATCGTCAGTATTCGCTGGTATGAGGATGGTGAAGATACTCCGTTATGTATTAGCTACGATGATTACAATAAAATGATTGACCTGTCATCTGTTGCCAAGGTGCCCAGCTTCTTTCTATTTAGGGTGCATGACGACATGCAGACGAACAAGGCTGGTTACATCTGGATACATAACGGGGAGGAGAGGTCCCACTTTAAACCAACCTTGGTTGGGGATACAGATGGCATTAAAGTGAAGTTACCGCAGAAAGATATTCGTTGGATAAAGAGGAGAGATTAGTGAAGATAAAGAAGGCGTTAAATATACTCGCAGAGCATAAAAAAGATAAGCGTTACCTGCACAAGCATCCAGTCCCATTAGAGCGAGCAGCAGACGTTGTGTTACAGAGTGGGTTCATACCCCAACACACGACACATCACGAGCTGATGGCATTAAGGGAACAGGCCTCACAAAGGGTTCAATACCTTATTACTTCGCTGTCATTACCAGCATAACGTAAAGGGGTTAAGTATGTATCAAATTGAAGAGCTGTTATCACGGCTAAATAAGGTGAAAAGCACGGGTACTGACAAATACCTAGCCTGTTGCCCTGCACATGACGATAGGTCCCCCTCGTTGGCTATTTCCGTAGCAAATAACCGTCTATTAATTCACTGCTTTGCAGGGTGTGAAGCCACAGAGATACTTGAGGCTGTGAATATGGACATGAGTGCATTATTTGATGACCCACAGGAACACACACCACCCACCACTGCAGCACAGGAGAAACGTATAGCCAAAGAACAGGGCCATACGATATTTCGTGCCAAGCACTACCTGTTGGTAATTACCTCTGCGTTACGGAGGAAGGAGCACGTTACAGAAAAGGAATTAGCCAAAGCACATAAAGCTAAGTCTTACCTCCAGTCTGTTGGTATGATCCCTGTTAATAACAACTAAAGCTGTTATGATTTGATTGTGGCTAGGCTCATTACCGAACGCTGAGAACCGTACTCAGTTGCCACACTTTTTTTACGGGTTTAACGAACGGAGTTAATAATGAACTATCTCACCGTACCGAACCTCGACCTACACCAGCACTACAAAGATCGTAGGCCACCTTGGATGAAACTCCATGCAACTTTGCTTCAGGACTATGAGTTTTCAACTCTAACTGATGCAGAAAAATACCAGATTATTGCCCTCTGGCTTCTTGCTACTCAGCTCGACAATAAATTACCCGATAATGAGGACTGGCTGAAGGCCAAGATTCAAGCCTCAAAAATAAACCTGAGTAAATTCAAAGCGCTACATATGCTGGAGCAACATGCTAGCAACACGCTAGCACCATGCAAGCGAGATGCTATTGCAGAGACATATAAAGAAGAGACATATAAAGAAGAAAAACACTTGTGCAACGAAGTCGCACGAGAACGTAAGAAGAAAGAAAAAATACCCTTCGATAAATTCTATTCGAATTATCCGAAAAAGGTTGATAAGCAGAAATGCTCATTGAAGTGGAACAACCTCACAAAGAGTGATCAGCTAAAAGCGATTGCTGGAATAAAACCATTCGTAGCAGGAAAGGAGAAGCAGTACATTGCCTCTCCTACGGTCTACCTTAACGGTAAACGCTGGGAGGATGAGCCTGATGGCTCTGTTCTTGGTAAAACCAAGGGGTGGTCATGATGTTGGACTTTGGAGATAACATCGACTTCGAGAAGTATCTCGAATCACATCAATCCAGCAAGCATGGGCAATACGTTCGTCCTCTTAACGACTTCCTTGATGGTGCAATGCTACGGTTACAGCAAGGTGTTAACCTTTACGGTGATCGTATGCCTTGGGTAAAAACCGCAGACAAGTTCAGGTTCAGAGAGAGTGAGCTGACAATATGGGCTGGTGTTAACGGTAACGGTAAGAGTCTCGTGATGGGTCAATGTGCACTAGAATTGGCTGAACACACAGGAGTATGCATTGCCTCTATGGAGATGCCACCTGAAGCAACACTGGCCCGTATGTTACGTCAAGCCAGTGGTTCCGACTCTCCCAGTAAGGAGTTTGCTACTCAGCTGATTGACCGCCTTAACGGGAAGGTATTCATCTACAACCAGATTGGCACTGTCTCAAAGGAGGCTATTCTTGGTGCGATCCATTACGCTGCAAAAGAACGTGGCGTTAAGCACTTCATGATCGATTCACTTGTAAAGTGTGGTATTGGCACTGATGACTTTAACGGTCAGAAGAACTTCGTTGATCAGTTAGCTAACGTAGCTAAGGAGCATAAGATCCATGTACACCTAGTTGTTCACATCCGTAAAGGGATGAGTGAAACCGATACCCCTGACAAGTTTGACATTAAAGGTGCTGGAGAGATCACAGATCTTGCCGATAACGTCCTAATCATTTCCCGTAATACGCACAAAGAAAAGTCTAAACGAGAAGGCTCTTCGTTTGACGAAGATGAACCCGATTCATTTATTCGTGTTGCCAAGCAACGTCATGGTGAGTGGGAAGGATTGTGGGGGTTCTGGTGGAACGCTGAGGCACAACAATGGCTGGAGGAAGCTAATGGAGATTAAAAAGCGTAGCAAGGCACAGAATAGCTCTGAGCATTTATGGTTCAGGGAGATAGCTGAGAAACTTAACGATGGTGGGTTTACTGTGCAGGAGGTTATCACCATGCCTATCAGTTTCACTGAGCAGTGGGTCAAGGAGTACATGTTCTTACGCATAGCAAAGGTGATGTTTGATAAGTCAAAGTCATCACTGTTAACGAAGAAAGAAACCAGCCAGTGTATTGAGGAATTAAACAGGGCACTAGCTGATAGGTTTGCACTACACGTACCTTTCCCTAACGAGAATCAAAAATGATTATTGGAATTGATGTTGGAAACAGTGGCGCTGTCGCTATTATGGACGGCACTAAGGTTGTTTTGTTATGTGACATGCCATGCACACCTAAACGTACTGGTAAAGGGCAGGAAGTGAACGCATACCTGTTAACGGACATATTGTTACCTTACTCTGGAAGGCTGGAGTTCGCCTACGTTGAAGCTGTTTCAGCTATGCCAAAGCAAGGTGTCACAAGTATGTTTACCTTTGGTAGGTCGTTAGGTGTGGTGGAAGGTGTGCTGTCTGCACTAAGGGTTCCAGCGGCATTTGTTACACCAAGAGCGTGGAAGAAACACCATTCCCTGATAGGGAAAGAGAAGGATGCTAGCAGAACGCTAGCTATAGCTAAATACCCCTGTTCAGCAACTGATTTATGCAGAAAGAAAGATCATGGTAGGGCGGATGCTCTGTTGATCTGTGAGTATGGACACGTTACAAAGTAAAAAGCGCACTAGGGGATATTATCCCCCAATGCATTGTGTGTTACTTGCTATGTGCTTTTAGGTTGATTCTGTCGAAGACAGTACGTTTAGTGTGTGCTGTAATAAGCTGATGTGATGGGTCCAGCTTTGCTGCAATGGCCTTCCAATCAACAGACTCTCTAATAACTCCGTAGGAGATCGTCAGGCTGTAATTATCACCTTCTGCTAGCGATGTCTTGTTCATCTTAAGCAAAGCTTCTAGACCGCTTTGTGTGTCCTTTAGGGCCTTAATTTCAGCCCTAAGCTTACCCAGTTCATCGGCAATAGCTCCGCTAGTTGATACATCATACATCACCATGTTTACTCGTTTCTTTACTTGACTCATCGTGTTGCCTCCAATAATGCTCTTGCTTTATCCCCATCGGTTTTACCGATATCACCATCCGAAGAGATCTCAAATTTACGTGGAAACCTATCTGACATATACATCAGGATAGCCAGAACAACTTCATCGTATGGTTTACATGCTGTTTTACAGAACCCAAACCTAGCTCCGTTTATCTCTTGTTCATGAGACATTAATGACCTCCGAAGCCTTGTTACATGGAACGTTTCATGACCATCGTCACCAACCCCGTTAAAGCTTATTTCATGTTCATCGACACATGGTGCTAAACGTGTATCAAATTCGAGACGGGTTTCAGCCTTTGTATAACGCAGCAAGGCTATTGCCTTTAAACGAATGGTCTGCCATTCAGACGGTGAAAAGTCCTCTTTGTGACTCCAGTAGTGGGTATATCCCATGTCATATCTCCAATTGTGGTTGTGGTGTCTTGTGATACCCAATAGCCCACTCAAACCGAATGAGCTATAAGCTATCTTTAGCTTTCTGAACGTAGACGTTTCATGGATGACCCTATTCTCAATGCAAGCTCAGTACTTGAGTTAATGATTTGAGGCTCGTTGCCCTTGGTTAATACGATTAGGTTGACCATCACAAGACTTAATGC